GGAGTAATTATGATGATGATAAACCTAGAAAACCTAGAGGTAGAAAAGCCAAAGTAGTAGAACGACCACCTGCTCAACCTAGATCTAAAGGTGAACAACAAGTAGTTAACAAATTTTTTAATTACACTAAATAAAAGATATGAATATAGTTTACGATATTGATTCCCAAACAGGTAAATTAAAACTTAAGTTTAAACAAAATATTCTTGATAACTTAGATAAAGATGCTAAAGAAGCATTTAATAAGTATATTTTACCTATGTTAACAATGAATAATAAATTTGTTTTAACAGGTAGTTTATCTCTTAGATTACTAGGTCTTGAACCTATGAGTCCTATAGGTGATTTTGATTTTGGTTTAAGAGAAGAATTTACTGAAGAAGATTATAATAATATAAAAAACTTCTTTGATTTAAATGATATGAAAGTAGGATATGGTTGGGATGGAGCTGGTGAAAAATTCAAAATACCATATAAATTTGATCCTAAAGAACGTATGTGGCAATTTTCAAAATCATGGGATGACGTAGAAAATGATATTCTCGGAGTTGATCTTTCAGTTCATAAATATTTTAAAATAGATATATTTAATGATGAAATACTTAGAAAAAAAGATATCATAACTATATATTATGATGATTTTGAACTTCGTCTTGTACATCCTAGCATTACTTATAGTTACAGAATGAGATACGCTTTAGATCCTAGATCATCCACTGCTTTTAAGTATTGGGAACGTATGGTAAGTTTTATAAAAGATGCTAAACCTTATTATAATACACTTAGAGCTTTATATAATATGATAGCTCGTGTTAATGAACATAATATTAATATTGAGGGTGATAAAAAAAGAATTGAATATATTAGAGGATTAGTTATAAAAAGAGAGTATAACATGGATGAGTTCTTTAAAAAAGTTTGGGATGAACCTATAACTGAATAAACAATATAAATTTATGAATAATATAGATCGTCAATATAAAGAATTATTACTTGATTTAATACATTTCGGAGTAGATAAAGCAGATAGAACAGGAACTGGAACTAAATCAATATTTGGTAGACAGATTAGACACAACATGAAAGAAGGATTTCCATTATTAACTACAAAGAAGATGGCTTGGAAAGCAATTGTAACTGAATTAATGTGGTTTTTAAGAGGTGACACTAATATCAAATATCTTGTTGATAATGATTGTCATATTTGGGATGGTGACGCTTTCAAAAATTTTATGAGTAATAGTGCGGATGATGAAGATCCTGATTTTTCAATTTGGAATATAGGACAATTTATAAATTTAATTAAAACCGATGATGAATTTGCTAATAAGTGGGGTGAGTTAGGACCGATTTATGGAGCACAATGGAGAAGTTGGAAACAATGGCATGTTAAAAATTACGTTGGTGGAAATATTCAAATAGACCAAATCTCAAACCTAATCTCTAAACTCAAAACAAATCCAGATAGTAGAAGATTAATGGTTAGTGCTTGGAATGTTGGTGAGTTAGACCAAATGGTGTTACCACCTTGTCATTATGGATTTCAAATTTATACTCGTTTAACTACACGAGAAGAAAAAATAGTTAATCCTGGAAAATATAGGGCAATCTCTCTAATGTGGAATCAACGTTCAGTGGATACTTTCTTAGGATTACCATTCAACATAGCATCTTATGGATTGCTATTAGAAATCATTGCTAAGGAAGTAAATATGATACCTGATGAATTGATCGGTAATTTAGGTGATGTTCATTTGTATAATAATCATTTAGAACAAGCGGGTGAACAATGTAGTAGAATTTCATATGAATTACCTAAACTAAAAATGAATCCTATATTTTTAGCTAACTTAGAACATAAAGGATTTGATGAAGCAATACACGGACAAGTCAATTTTGAATTAGAAAATTACCAATCACATCCAGCAATTAAAGCACCATTAAGTAATTAACCTAAATTCTTTAACTATATTTAAATTATGAAAACAATAATATTAGGCGATACACATGGTCGTTCCAATTGGAAACTAGCCATACATCAGGAACAACCTGATAGGATTATCTTTATAGGTGACTACTTTGATTCATTTGATATTCCAGGAGTAGAACAAATTCACAATTTTAAGGAGATTATTCAATACAAAGAAAATAATCCACAAATTGAAGTTGCATTATTAATTGGCAATCACGACCATCACTACTTTCCAGAAATTGGATACACAGGTACAAGTGGATATCAATCCGGAATCGCACCTTCAATTACTCAAGTAATAGATGAAAATAGACATCATTTACAAATGGCTTATGGATTCGGAGATTATCTATTCACTCATGCTGGTGTAAGTCCTATATACATGGATCAAGTATTTGGATCTGATGGTTGGTCTAAAGAGAGTATTGTAGTTGATTTAAATGAACTATTTAAATACAAACCTAAAGCATTTGGATTTAATGGTTTTGATGGTTATGGAGATAATACAACGCAAACTCCAATTTGGATTAGACCAGGTTCACTTATGAGTGCAAATAAAAAACACGATAAAGGATTAAAAAAAGATTATATTCAAATTGTTGGTCACACTCAAATGAAACAACTTGACCTAAAAGGATCAGATAAATTTACTGGTGGTAGATATTATTTTATAGATACAATGGATACATCAGGAGAATATCTTATAGTAGAAGATAATCAATTAAAAACTAATTCAGTAAAATAAAATGGGTAGGAAAAAGAAAGAAAATAAACCGATAGACTGTATTCAACCTGAATTTATTGTTTATAGTGATTTAGGTTATTATTGTGGGATGGGATTTGGTGGTGAGTTTCAATGGTCACAACATGAAAAAGAAGCTAAACCATTAAACCATATTAATAAGTACCATACTATAAAATATTTGGCGCCTCGAAATATTGACATTATATTTGAATATATTAAAAAATAAAAGTTATGTTTAATACAAAACATACTCTTTGGGTAGAGAAATATCGTCCTAGTATTTTAGAAGGATATTTAGGTAATGAAGAGTTTATTAATAGTTTACAAGGATGGATTGATAAAAATGATTTTCCTAATCTATTACTTCATGGATCAGCTGGTACTGGTAAAACAACAGCTGCTAAATTAGTTGTAGGAAATATCAATTGTGATTTTATATATCTAAATTGTTCTGATGAGAATGGTATTGATACAATTAGAGATAAAGTAAAACAATTTGCTTCTGGAGCTACATTTAAACCACTTAAAGTGGTTATATTAGATGAAGCTGATTTCTTAACTATAAATGCTCAAGCGGCACTTAGGAATGTTATTGAATCATTTAGTTTAACAACTAGATTTATATTTACTTGTAATTTTGTAGAGCGTATTATTGATCCATTACAATCAAGATTAACGTCATTCGCATTAAATACTCCCGAACCTAAAACCATAGCTAAACGTTTAAAAGAAATACTTGATATAGAGCAAATAGAGTATGATATTAAAGATGTAGTTGAAATAATCAAAAAAACATATCCTGATATTAGACGAGCACTTAATTCACTTCAGGGTTTATCAATTGGAGGTAAATTAGTAGTTAAAAACATTATTGATAGTCATTACACAGAACAAATAATTAATGAGATCAAATCAAAGAAAAAAACAGCATTTAATAATATCAGACAACTTATAGCAGATAATAATGTGACTGATTTTACAGGTTTATATAAGGAACTACATAATGAGTTTTCATCACCTGATGCTACTATAATTATAGAAGAATACTTATTTCATTCAACAACTATACCTGATAAAGAAATATGCTTTATGGGTTGTATAGCTAAACTTTTAAATATATAATATGAGTCAACAAGAACAAATTAAATTAAACATTGACCTAAAGAAAACAACTTCGATTGTTTGTGATGAGTGTGGTCATGATGTATTTCAAGAAGGTCTTATGCTTAGAAAAGCAAACAAATTTTTAACAGGTACACCTCAAGATGCCCTTATTCCATTACCAGTGTTTAGTTGTGCTAAATGCGGTCATGTGAATGAATCATTTTTACCTGAACCATTAAAAAATCTAGATGAATCTATTTGATTTTATAAATCAGATAACATATAACAAACAACCGTGGAATACATTTACGGATGATGAAAAATCTGAATTTAATATATTCATGATTCATCGTTTTATAAGTATGAATCCAGATTATATTGATGTTGTTAATATGATTCAAAAATATCCCAATTGTCCTACTAGAATGGTTTATAAATTCTATTGTGATTTATTACCTAAAAAGAAATCATTCTTTAAGTATATTAAAGCAAGTGGTAAAAATGACTCTGAGACTATTAAAGCGGTAGCTGAATATTATCAATGTAGTACTCGTGAAGCTAAAGATTATGTTAATATAATTGATACTCAATTAGTAAAAAATACTTTTAACTTGGGGACGCCAAGCACAAAACAAAAAAGGAGAAAAAAACAATGATTATATTTTTATTAGGTGTTTCAGCTACAGTTGTGGTTGGGATACTGGTTTGGCTTACTATTGGTGCTATTAAGGTATCAAAAAAGGTCAAGTCAATAGAAGAAGAAATGAGAAATGTCTGGATGGATATTGAGTCTAGATATAATTCAATTGAACGTGACCGGCACAATTTACAAGAAGTTACTGATCGTAGAATTGATAATAACATTAGTTA